CATCTTTCCAAATAGTATTGGGTGAATTTAATAAATTTATTTGTGTAAGAGTAGCTCCAGTTCCATTATTCTGAATTTCTTGATGTTCTGTATCAGATTCAAACTTATCAATTAATTCTTTACATTTTGAATCAGAAACAACATCATTATAAATTTCAACATAATTAAACATTATTTTTTCTTTACTGTAAAATCAATTCCTAATCTTTTTTTATTTGTGGTGATTTCAGAAGCACAATGTTTAATTCTTGGATCAAAGACTACAAAATTTGTTGGCACCATAGGCATAGCTTCATCTCCATGAAGAAATAATCCACCATCTTGTGGGCCCCAATCACTATTCAACAAACCAAGAATTTTGATATAATCTTTATGGTCTTCATGATCTTTATGACTATTATCCAATCTGTGTTTATCTTTAATACTTATACCACAATAAGAAACCTCTGGATGAAATAAATCGCTTCTCTTATCATAAATCTGAATTAAAAGCCCCATTGCCATACCAGCTATTACTTCATTTACTGGAGCATTTTCTATGACATCCATCTTCAAATGTTTATCCTCAAATTTCTTTCCAAGAGGATATTTAAAATGCCACTCTTTTGAATTTTGAGCAGCAAAAAACAACATATCAAGATATTGTTTGGAACAACAATTTTCAATCACTTCTAGCATATTTAAATTCCGTTTCTGCTGTTATTTCTAAATCGTGCATAACCTCTTCTGTAAAATACGTTTTAGGATTATTTAAAATAGTCTTACCAAATTGTTTGGAACCATCAGGAAGTTCATACCTTGTAGAAACTTTTTTAAAGATTTCATATTTCTCTGCAAGTTCCAATAGACCATAATATCTATCAAGGCCTTTATCATATGTTAACCGAACATCAACTATTTTATTTTCTTTTGTTAAACGAGACTTATGATTCTTACAATGAATAATGTTACCAATAACTTCTGTACCGTCTTTCTCTTTTTTTCTAGAAAGATATATAATAGTAGATGCTGCATATTTAAGTCCAGAACCACCACCCATTTCCTTTTGAGGAAACATTGAACCAACAACATCGTAGGTATGATTCGTAACCACCATAGGAACCTTAGCACGGCCTAATTTTAAAGTCAACACACGAAATGCAGCTTTAAGAACTTGCGCTCTTGTCATATCTCTTGTCTCTTTACCTTCTGCTGTATCTTCTACTTCTTTGGTTGTAGATAGCATACCAAGAGAATCAAGACATAGAAACAGAGGTTTTCTATCTGCTTCATTTTGTATAAGATATGAGTCCAGAACTTTTAATGCCTGAGTACGAAATTCTTGTACAGTGGTGACAGGCATCATAACCATGCGTTTAGCATCAATACCACGATCTATGACCATCTGTTTCGTAATAGCACTTTCACTCTCAAAATATATAACGCCAGCATTTGGGTCTTTGTCGAGAAAGTTCTTTACAATTCCCATAAGAAAATAGGTTTTCCCTGTTGCAGATTCCCCTGCAAGAGCGGTTATTTTATTTGATGCAAGTCCACCATTAAGAGAACCCGAAAGAAGAGCATTGAGAATATATGATCCAGTATCAATAAAAGAGTCAACATCTCCGGCTTCTACGCCATCATATACTATTGAAGCATATTCATTTCCAACTTCTTTAATTATATTCTTTAGAAAATCTGTCATATATTATATATCTCCTACTTAAAAATTAAACTCATTTTATCGCAATTGCACCGATAAAAAGATGATTCTGCCAAAACGATTGGATAGCCTTGAAACCAGCCTGATCCAACATATCCTCAATTTCACACCAAGAATTTGGTTTTAACATATTTTGTAAAACCTTCTCTTTATCCATGATATCATCATATGGAAACTTTTGATTCTTAAATTGGTAGTATATTGTTCGTAACATATTCTCAATCCGACTATGACTAGTATCAATCTTCTCTGCAAAGATAAATGCGCCACCTTCATTCAGTCCATCATATACATTCTGAATTACTTGCGACCTAGAAGCGTATGGCATAAACTGTAGAGTGAATAGAGATGTTACTAGAGAACAATTATCAAATTCATAATTACGAATATCATCAAGAATAAAATCAACCTTTGTATTGGGGTATTTTTTATCAAGTTCTTTTTTTCTGTCCTCAATATTACCAAAGAATCCTTCTGCAACTTCTACACCAACATAGTTTGCATTAGGACAAACATCATTGTTATATTCCATAATCCTTGCTGTAAGTTTGCCCGTAGAACAACCAATATCTACAACCTTCGTATCAGCTTCAACAAAATACCTTGAAAGGTTTATAACATCATCTAATAGATTACGATATCCTCTTATACTCCAATCAATGTGTTCATCAAATCCTTCTTGCCTGTGAGCAAAAGTAAAATCAGTCATTATATTTCTCTAACACCTTTTCATAAATTGATGAAGCAATTCTTTCCATCATTAGCGGTGGAACCATGCGGCCGCAGCGTTCGGCCTTCTGACTCCATTTACCTGTCAACTTAAAATCATCAGGTAAGCTCATTATACGCTTTAATTCACCTAAAGTCAACTTCCTTGGTTCACTCCAGTGAAACGCTCCAGCAGTTGTCTCTGCTGACCCCATCGCTGTAATAGTAGGACAAGGTTGATACTGTGAAACTCTTTTCAAATTAAAATGATGCCCTTTGGGATGATAATCCATTCCTGTTAAAACTTTCTCAGGATCAATGGGCATCTTACTACCTGTCTGTTTCCAATATGCTGTGTTGGTAAATTTATCAGTCAGATACTTTACCTCTTTTAGATCATATTCCAAACCAACCATTACATCCTTAACAGGAATAATTTCTTTATCTGGTTCTGGGAATATTTGTGAGATGTTCATAAAACTATATCCAGTTTTCTCTGCCACATCTTCACGCACGCCAATAAAAATAACGCGAGTCCTTGTTTGAGATACCCCATAATATCTACTATCCAATACCTTAGCGCAAACATCATAACCAATCTTTTCAAATGTGTTAAGTATCTTGTTAAAATATTTCTTGGCCTCACTGATAGTCAACCCCTTTACATTCTCTGCAACAATAACTTTCGGTTTAATTTCTTTCGCAACTCGTAGAAACTCAAAGAACAGGTCTTCTATATTTTCTACCATCTTGCCATCAGAATAATTTTTAGTTTGACCCCAACCATCAGAGTGTTTGCCTGGTACTTTCTCTATTGTTATATTTCCCCACAAGTCAACATGTTCTTCGTCATGAACATTGTGAGACAATTTACCAGCCACAGAAAATGCCGAACAAGGTGGTGAACCATCAAGAATATCAATCTCACCAACATCAACACCAGCCGCATCCAGAAAATCTTTTCCTGTTAACTCTTTAATATCGCCAGGCAGAATAATTGTTTCTGGATAATTTTCTGCATATGTCTTCTGTGCTTCCTCTACAAACTCATTGATAACAAGAACTTTACCACCAGCAAGACGATACCCAGTGGAAGAGCCACCCCCACCAGCAAAGGTGGAGATGACTTTAAACTTCTCTTGACTAGACGCATCATGTACATCTTGCATGGTGTAGGGTTTATACAAATCCGTCTTCCTCAGTTGGATCACCGCCAAATAGTGGATTGGGGGTTTTATCTTGTGCAACGAAACGAAATTGTACATTATATCCATACTTCCAAATATCATCAGGATTGGTAAGATCAGCGCCCTCATGAGCTGCAGTTCGTTTGTTTATAACTGCAATTGCCTTACATTTTTCCGTGAACTTTTCTTTTGCACGGTCTTCCCATTTCTTTCTCATTTCATCTTTTTTAGATAGAATGATCTCATCAATCCACCCAGCAAAAATAATAGGGTCTTTGTGATCAGGATACTTTTGTATCATCTCATCAGTCTTATCATGATTGGCTCTATTCCTTGGATTCTTACCGATAACACCAAGTCCAGCATCAGGGTTGTCATCACCACCATAGTTGTCATCACCACCATAAGGTAGGCCATGTTTCTTTGCATAAAGAGGCATAGAATTTTCACCTTCGGAATCTGAATGAAAGGTTTGTGCTGGAGTCTTACATGGACGCCTATCCTTATAATCCCTATAACACTGCTCCTTTGCTGGGTCTTTTCTGTCTCTTAGTCTATCAAAAATCCACGCTTTTACTGTGGGGTTTTCGCCATCCTTTTCGTCTTTTGGTAAAGCACCATCTTCGACTAGTTTAATCGCAAGATTGTAAATACTCGCTGCTGTATTCTTCTTACCTCCACCACCAACATGTAGATTGGTGTCACAACCTGCCTCGTATAAAGCAAGTTTAGTTCCACTTATAACATCAACTATGATATTTTTAAAACCAGCAAGTTTGGTCATTTCTTGGTGTCTAGTAAATCCCAAAATCAACTCGTAATCATAGTGTGGATCATATTCAAGTTTTATTACCATGATAGGGGGGCAGTCAGACAACCAAGCGTGTACATCTAGAGACAATCCCACACTAACAGCATTATCCTGATCTACTTTCTGAAGCCGAACCTGTCTCTCTACAGTTATCTTAATTCGAGAAGTTTTTGCAATTGTGCGATCCTCATGTTTTATTCTACCACTCTCCACCAGTTTCGTTAACTGTTGTTTTTTAACAGCGACTTCCCATGGGCAAAGTTCTTCACACTCATCAAAATCAAATCTATCTTGTGCTATTGACGAAGAACTTTGT